TGAGTTTGTAAAATGTGGTAATCCTGCCATTTCTCTTTGTTATTTTATAGGAATTGATCGTCCCAGTAGTCTACTGCCCAGGTCATAGTAACGTTATAAATATCAGTAGCCTGATAATCTAGCTCCATTACTGTTAGTGGAGAAGTAGGGAAACAGTCTTTACAGGTAATCCTTCTGAACACGTCCCCTTGTTTATTGAAGACCGAAATAACGATGGATCCAATATAGTCCCTCTTTACTCCCATTGCACCAGTTAGAGGATTGTAAATCAAATCCGTCCACTGTCTTAGTGTTTTAAACACATACATCGAGTTAGCATCATTTAAGTTGACGGTAAAACTAAGAGACAAATCAAATACTGTCCGATCCGGCTTTGCACCAGCATAGTTTCTAACTGCAAACTTATATCTCTGCTCGATTGGTGCAGGGGTCTTATCAACTTCTAAACCGCTGAGGTTCGTTACCTGCTGAACAAGAATTTGGCCGCCCAAAACCGGTCCTGGAGGGGTAACTAGAACCTCGAACTGGTTGAGGTAAACAGGTTCGTAATTGTTTATCCCAAACAGTGAATTTTGATAATGTGGTAATCCAGCCATTTAGTTCGTTTTCTTATTTTCTATATTTATCCGATTCTTCCCGATGCTAAAAATTATCGATTACGCAAACTGGATAAATCCTCCTGCTGCGATACCTCCGGTTCTAGTAACAGTAATTCTGTTGATGAACTTCTGGATTCCTCTAGCAGGTTCAAGAATTACGTCGATGATACCGATGTTTTGATCGATTACTGAAGGAGGGTTGTTTGAAGCATCCATGATTACTTGGTAAGCATAAATTCCTCCACCAGATCTAACCCCGTCAAGGTAGTTGTCCACCAGAGTCTTAATTTCAAGTCTGATAGAATCCTCGTTGAAGTCGAACAAGTAGTTAGAAAGAATCTGTTCTACATCGTTCTCTACGCTGATCAGTAGGTCTCTCACGTGAACTAGACTGAATGCAGAATTAACTGTCTGGTAAGCAGTCTGGTTACCGAAGATAACAACTCCAAGTCCTCTCTTTTTGATGATTGGGTTGATACCGAAAGGCTCTAACCATCCTCTGTCTTCTAGTGTAAAGTCGTATTCAACTCCAACTAGGTTGGTTCCTGCGATTGTTCCTCTCTTCTGACCTGCCACGATAGCGTAAGGTTCTCCGTTTGCAAACTTAGCAACGAAGTTGTTAGATACAAATGCTGCTGGCGGAACGTTTACGTTTCTGTTGTTCTCCCTTAGTGTAATATAAGGGGAGTAGTATGCTGCGTAAGAAGCACCTAGAGCCTGAGGGGGAAGTGAGAAAGTATACGTTGGGTTTAGAGAAAGATTACCTCCGTCTGCAATATACTGGGTTTGTAGAGATGGATACGGATCAACTGCAGTAGGTGCTGCGGTAAATCTGGGATCTACAGAAGCCTGGAATTGAGCCATCGAAGGAGCATTGATTAGGGCAAGAGCTTGTCCTCTCATCATAGCCAATTTACTCAACTGGTATTTAGAGTTAGGAAGAATTACTCCGCTGAATGTATCAACGATGTATCTGAACGAGATAACGTCCTTAGTTGCAAGAGTTGCTGCAATGTTCGTGTTGTACATCACATCTAGAATTGCCTCTACTCTAGCATCAGTTCCATTTGGTCTGTGGAAGTCGTTGAGCTGGAATCCGTCCAGGTAAGTAAAGTCGAACGATGTAGTAAACTGAGGGATAGATTGGAACTTTTGAACTTGAAGTCCGGTATTTCCCCCCGAGTAGAAGTAGATAGGTCTTGCAGTTGTTACTGTTACAATGTTACCCAAAGATGTGGTAGCCACCGAAGTAACCTTAGTCAGCCTCTGCTGTCTGTTGGTGTTCTCGATTTGGCATAGATCTTGGTCGGTAGAAACTAGAAGATCCCCTACAGAAACAGTAAATAACGAGCTGTCCATCTTAAATGATGTAACGCTAGTCTTTCCTGCGATTCCCCCGTTAACGTCGATGTATTCATTAATACTTCCGATCGAAGAAATGATATTTAGCTTATTTGTTGCAGGGAAACCAGCGGTTGCACCTGTGTTGATAGAAGGGAAAGAAGCACCAAAATTAGTGATAGCTTCTAAAGTATTACCAGATCTAGAAATGTTAGTGTATCCAAATGCATAGTAGATTGAATATTGGTCCCTATCAACGTCTTGGTTATACGAAAGGTATTGAAGATTAGTTCCTAAGTCATTCTGATAAATCGTATCTCCGTCCTGCAGTTCCGCATAAAGAACATTCTGATAGAAAGGGGTTGTAAGTTGTCCAACTAGTGCATTAGCATATCCTGTCGGTGCAGAAGATGAGGTTGCCCCAGTTCCTCCTGGTCCTAGTGTGAATTGAATTCCTAGAGAATCGGAAGCACCGAACTGGTAAGTTGCAGTTGCTCCAATGTCACCGGTAATACCGTAAGGTGCATAAACTGTAGTTCCGTAATCTGAAGCGTAAGGGGTTACTACAACTCCGAGATTTCTATATTGGGTAGTGTCCAGAGGGTGAGTAAATGCAATCTGAAGATTTCCATTAACCTCATTAACATTGGCAACTTTAAGTTTTACTAGATCACCTTGGGAGAATTGATTTATAACGGAACCTGTTAGTCCTCCAGGGAGAGTCGTGATTTGCCCAACCACATAAGGATTGTAGGTAGACGTAGGGGTTAGGAAGTCCTTAAGGTCTAAAAGATCTGCTGCAGACATTCCAGAGAATGGTCCAGATGCTCCGGTAACCCCAATCAAGAAGTGAAGTCCTGCAACGTATAGGTTGGGATTATAAGGTTGGAATCCATACTCAGAAATACCAGCAGTTCCACCAAAAGTAGCGGATGGCTTGAAGCCAGGAAGACAGTATAGACTACCGACCGGTCCAGTTTCTCCTGTCGAATCGGTTAGAATTGAATAGTTCTGGGTGTAAAGATAATCCTGTAGTAAGTTCTGGTCATAAGACAAGAAATTAAGCTTAGCATCTTGAATATCTCTATCTCCTGAAAGCTCGTCAATCAAGTGGTTTCCAACTAAATCCACTTTATATGGGTTAGTACAGAGATTTTCTAGGGCTTGCTCATCAACTGCACAGAATAGGCCGTTACCTGGTGTGTTGTTGTTGATCAGGGTCTGAATGTATTCGTTATTACCATTCAGGTTGACAAAGTCAATAATTAAACATCCGGTTGTAATGGAAATGATCTGAACGTCCTGTTGATTCAAGAAGTTAGTCATCTGACTCTTGATGAATCCATTAGGCGTAAAGAAGCTGCTCCACTGAGGATCTTGGGAAAGAGCAACATAGTCGGTCCAGTCCCCTGCAACTGCAATTACATCAATAAACCAATCTGAAATATAGTCATAAGGGTTAACATAGGACGGAACGTTTCCTGCTCCATACCAGTCGATTGCAAAAATATCATATCCCTGTAGGGGAGGATTAGCATCTGTTGATTTTCTAACTATAACAGACATAGCAGTAGAACCAAGGTTTACCAGGTTGAAGATTCTTCCCTGATCCACGATAGATCTAGTTGCCAAGAAATACTGTGTATCTGCATACCAGAATCTCTCTTTATTATAGTATGATGCCAAAAGCTTATCTCTAAGGATTCCGTTTGGCTGCTCAGTGTCTACAGAATACCCAAAATAAGGGGTTTTATCTGCAGTCGGACTGCTCTCGTCGCTGTTGAGTCTAAGTAGATTCAGAGCGAAGACTGGACCTGCGTTTAGACAGGTGAAGATAGATCTTTGGAAGAAAGAACCCTTCGCTTCTAGTGTTCTGTCGATGTCCCCGAAGATAGCCAGAGCTGTCGTTACATCAGGGATGTACACAGGAGCATTGAAAGGACCTTTATTAGAGAATCCCACGATCAGACGAATCGTCTGAGTTGTTAAGATGACGTTCGCTGACGCATCGAACTCCAAGGTATAAACTCCAGAAGCTTTAAATTGGGATAAATCAAGTTTGACTTTTTGTGCCATTATTTAGTGATATTTTTTGCTTTGTATATATCTAACCGCATTCCCATAAAAAGTGGGCTTACCAGTTCGATTTATATATCTGAAGGGGAAACGATTTTTAGAGGAGAGAATTGAAGGAGTCGTAGAACCCTCCATCTTTAGTCTTCATCTTGCTGCCCGACTGAACCCCGTTTTCCCCGTCGACTTTAATCTCAATCATTCTTCTGTATGAAGGATCAATTTCGTCGTAGAGATCCTCAATTAGATCGTTAAAATCACTGGATTCAAAGAGGGCAGAGAGGTTGACTAGTGTCATTGCAACGTCGTCGTGTCCGGACTGGGAAGAGTATGTTCCCCTGCCGTTCATCCCGAAAGAGAATAGTTCTGCAATCGTCCACTTCTTTTCATTGACGATGACTCGATTAGTTCTAATAATCTGTCTCAGCGACTCACAGTATTTTAATTTATTATTTCCGCTGTATTTAATTCCCGGCTTTTTAATCCTTGCTGTCTCGCTGTGCTTAGTGTAGACGAAAATCTCCTCTGTGATGGAGTCGTTGTTCAGGAGCTTATCCATCAGGAGTTCTCCCTTATAGTTTAGCTCCAGTAGAATCTTAACCCTATCCGGCTCAAAAATATCGACTATTGTGCTTTCAACTAACTTCTTAAAGTCTTCAATCTGGACCTCGTTGTCCCGATAAACCCCAACTTGAAGCAGACCGAAGAAATCAGACTCGTCTTCAAAATCGTCTAGGTCCTCTATCACCTTCTTGGGGAGAGGAACAATCTTGAAAACGTTCATAACGGTGAAGTCTCCTCCACCTCCTCCTGCAAGATCGATAGAAAGAACGAATTTTCTTCCCGATTGCTCAAGAGAATTTGGATCAAATTTTGGGTGCCATTTAAAGTTTGCATACCTTATTCCAAGGTCTTCGAAGGCTTCAACCTCTTTCCACTCATACTCGGTCTCGTTTGCCTTAATTCTCTGAAGCTCTTTAGATCCAAGCAGAAGGGTGGATGAACTTAAAAACTGGTTTCCGTATTCCTGATTGAATAGTTCTTCGCTCCCTAAGTTGGCAATCTCATTCTTCTTCCACTGATCGTCTCTTCCTGGAACTTGCCACCAGTCGACTCTGACTGGATTGAACGTGTTCTCCCCTGTCAGTGCTCCCTGGTAAATCTCCCAGAATTTGTTCTGCCCATTCGGAGTAGAGGTAATAATAATTCTAGAAACCTTCGAAGAAGAAACTGTTGGATAGGTTGATCTAAAGAAAGACTCGATAAAGTTTGGATGAATGTGTGCAAACTCGTCCATGTATAAAAAGTGAATGGTAAAACCAATCGCTGATGTTTTAGTTGTTGTCTTAGCAATTGCTCTGCATCCATTATCAAACTTCATCGACATGACGTTATTAACCACTATCCCAGGCTTTAGAAAGAAGGGAAGACCTTTCACGATCGCTTTGATCTTGTCCATCAATTCCTCTGCAGTCGATCCGACGTTGGCCAGGATCATCGCATTCTTGTCGTGGTTGAACAGTAGATACCAGACTAGGATGATCGCAGATGTGATAGATTTTCCAACCTGTCTCGGGGCTAGGAAGACGTTAAACCTGTGATTCTGATATTCTTTTAGAACTGATGTTTGATAGTCCCTCAGAGTAATGTAATTTAGACCTTCGTCGGTCATTACCTGACAATATTTAGAGAAGTATGTTACATCCTTGGCGCACTTTTGGATCTCAAGGATCTCTTCCTTTGTGTACTCCCACAGAATATTTGCCCTTTTGAGATCAGGGTTTCCGTCGTGAAAGGGATTGTCCACAGACTTATAGTCCAGTCCAAGCTCCTCGATCTTCCAGAGCAGTTCGTCCACTTTCTCCGTCGACCAATAATTACTTTCTATTTCTTCTTCAGCACTCATTCAGAGTTTAATTAAAGAGATCGTCCTCGACCTCAAATCCATCTTCTTCTCCGGAGTCAAGTTCCTCTCTAGTGATAGAAAGTTCTGCTTTTCTCTTGGCGTTGACAATCGCATTCTCGTTGGTCTCTTCCGGATGAACGTCTTCAATCTCGGTTCCAAGAATATCTCTGAGACCCTCCATGAGACCCTTAGTTCCACGAACTTTGATTCCAGTTTCTAGTTGATTTGTAGTTCCAAACGAGGGGGTTCCGTCCTCCCCGTTGTACTCCATTCTCATTCCACCTTCGTAGGCCTTCTTTTCACCTTCGGTTCGAAGTCTGATGTAGCTGTCCTCCATCTTGTTCATGTACTGCTGATAGTCTTTAGGCATCTGCATGATCTGGGACTGCAGCTGGGCTAGAACTTCAAACATCCTTGGATTTGCATTTCCGAGATCAATTTCTTCTAGCAGTTTAGTAATTGCGTGCTGGGCAGTCTTGAGCTGGAGCATCATCGAAGAGATGTTCATCGCATCGATCTTCTGCTTATAGTTCACGTAGTCTGACTTTTCGATCAGATTTTCTTTCAGATAAAAGTCCACGATGGAGGACATCAGCAGTCTAGCGTCGTTTCCGACGTCAGACTTTGCAGTGGCAAAATCCATAATGTCGGTCGTCTTCATTCTAGGAAGGTCAGAAGGGGAAATCCCCATATCGTCTAGCCCTTCGTCCATGAGAATTTGATCCAGGGTAGACTTAATGTTCTCCTGGACGATTTTCTCTGGTTTTGGTTTTCTTCTTGGCATATATTTCCGATTAAGAAATTACTTTCTGTTGGCAAATTTAGGAAGCTTGAGCTTCGGCTGGGCGTTGTCTATAATGTGAGCCAGCTGGGCATCTCTAACGATGTTCTGATTCAAGACTATGGACTGCTTGTCTATATCTATCATCTGCTTAAATAGTCTAATATTGCTGATGAAGAGAGGAGAGGTCATTACCTTATAAGAATTGTTGTCAGTTCCATAGTATGGGCTGTTCAGATCAGTGTTCAGATCCGGCTCTGCAGCAAAGGTATAAGGGGCAGAAAGGGATCTAACGTACTCGTGCACATTGATCAGACTGCTGGACTGCTCCTGAGGATTGGTTGGATCGTAGGACATCTCCCACATGTTGATCGCAACCTGTTTATATTTGTTGGAAACGTTAACGACCATCGCATACCAATCACCAAATACTGGTGTAAACTGAAGAGGGGAGTTGATGATTAGATCATTTAGAACAACCTCAACACTGCCTACACCCAGGTAGCTAGAATTAGCGGGCTCGTTGACCCCAGAATGGATTATGTCGATCCTAAATCCTTTTACGGATCCGTTTGTGCTAATATACAATCCATTCAAGAAGTTTCTGGCCTGGGCCTTCTGCATCCTCCAGGCAGATCTATTCTGAGCCATCGGCATATTTGGGTTAGCAACAGAGAATTGGAATTCGTTGATAACAGATCTAACTCTAAATCCACCTGTGTGGTTTGCATCTGCCGAGATGGCAACATACCCTTCTGGATTTTCCGAGTAAGATCTCCACTGCTGAAGTCCGTGACGATAAGGGTGTGTGCTATAGATAATCTTGGTGTCGTCCTGAGAAACGACCGTGATAGGCAGAGAAGGGTATGCCTTCTTAGTCATCTTAGATTGATCGAAGTAGTTTCTAATGTTAAACCAAGCAGTGTAAGCTAGCTCACCGGCCTCTGTTAGAATAGGAAGGGTTCTATACCTCACAGCTTGTCTGTATTCCGCAGGATCGTAGATAAACTCTGCATTGTACTGGAACGAGTCGGACATATCGTAGTAGTGGTTGAACACGATCGTCCAGTTGTTGTTTAGATCATATCCAACTATCGGAAGGTCGTTGTAGAGGTAAGACCGGGTTGGATCTGGATCCCTGTTCTGGGTGCTGGTGACGTACTGCTGAGGTTTGGTCAATTTCTCCTCCTCTGCTACAGTCTCCGCTCCGAATAAGGTCTGAGAATTTAGGGCAATTCCATCCAGCTGCTCCTTGTATGCTGGATCGTTGTAATAGGTATTGGACTTTGGCTGGTACTTCTTCAGTTCAATCTTGAAGTAGACTGGCGAGTACATAAAGTCTCTGAAGAGGTACATCGAGTTGATCTCATAAATTCTGTTGGTCAGAGGGAAGTAGATGATGTCTCTTTTTCTAGGTTGGGCACCCCTCCCGAAGAAGGACTCAAAGTAAATCTTATCGATGTGGATCTCGAATGGCTCTTCAAACTGGAGACCGAACGGATCGAAGTTGATTTTATTATCTGGAAACTGGTTCTGCGGAACCATCACCTTGACGCACTTCTCATCGACGACGTCGTAGAGGGTAAACTCTTTTAGGATCACATCCTTAGATCTCGACTGGGCTTGCACAGAATAGTAGTTTACTTCCCATCCAAATAGTTTATTGACAGAAAGGCTGAGGTCCTGATATAGATTGAGTGCAGAGTTTACTGCGTATGGATTAAATGTTATCTGGGTACAATCGGTATTGAAGACGACCGGGCGGTTACTCCTCTCTTCTGAGCACGAAGGAACAGGCTGTCTAATAATTTCGTTAGTTGGATCAAATGGAAATGCATAGGTGACATCCAGATTGAAATCGACGATTATCACTGTTGGAGAGATTGGCTGATCACCTTGGTAGGCTATAGTTCCGTCGTTGTTTCTGACCGTCGAGGTGAATCTAAATTCAGGATAGAAGGGCTGATCTGGATTTAGCTCAATGATAAAAAGGTTGGACTTCTCATTAGAGGTATTGGACTGAGAAATACCGGTAAGAGCAGTTCCCACGTTGGTCCAGAGGGACCAGGTTTCCCCGTCGACAGAATATCTAAAGTCGATAGAAATGTCTTGCGTGTCTAGATCGACTGGATTGGCAGACGTGTTTAGACAATCAATGATCCACCCGTTTAAAGAGGAGACGTTGCGATAGGGCTTGTCCCAACTGAGAACCCTATAACTTCCTATGTAGGTGAAGTTCAGTGCAGAGTCGATCTGCTCCTTTCTAAGGGCGAGCCATTCTGCTCCAGTTACATTTATTATTGGCCCGGTTGGTCCAGTCGGACCCGTAGTTAAAAATCCATTCCCGCAGGGTGCATAGTAGTAGGCGGTTCCTCCTTCGGGATAGGGAATACCCTGAATGTGATATCCGTTGCATCCAATCTGGGCTGCTCTAGCTAGAGCTCCTTCTACCGTGGTAAATAGATCGTCGGTCGAGGACAGAGGTGGCTTCGCAGTATTTGGAAGATCATCGGCATAGGCATACCTCGGATCGGTGATATCGTACTGCTCTCCGTTTCCGTTGTAGACCGGCTGTCCTTCTTTAGGAAATCTATTGTCTGGGTAAAATGTCATCTAGTCGAATATATTTAGGGATTGACCCTATTATATATCCTTGGCCAGATAAGGTAAATTTAAAGAGGAATTAAAGACTGGTTAGTAAAAAATACCGGATCTTTTTAATTACCATACCCATCGACCTGAATAATTTGCATCTATAAATTTATTTTTAACACAAAGATACCAGCCAAATTTAAAGTAGGTCGAAATTACGGTATAGCCCATCTTTTTTAACATCTCAATTGAAGATTTTGTCATCTCTTCGGTGTACTCTGCTGGATTTAGCCAATCATGAAAACTAATTATAATTTGATTTATTTTAGAAAAATCGGTTTCATCTAAACTATCCAGAAAAGAATATTCAGAACCCTCGATATTAATTTTTAGTATCGAGACTTTATCAATATCAAATTTTTCACAAAATGTTTTCCACGAAAGCATTTCGTATAGGTCTTTTTCATTTCCATCGATATTATAGTTTACTCTTCCCCCAATTTCATTATTATTTGGTTTGTCCATTTTAACTTTAGCATCCGATGGACCTAAAACTCCTTTAAATAACTCGGCACCATTTGGAGTTGTTTCTTCAAATGGATCAACACCAATTACTCTCTTCATACCAAGCCAATAATTTGACCAATCCCAATATAAACACCCCAAATCTACTATACACCCCTCGCTGTCTACCGAATTCCAGTCAAAAGTTGACCAAAATTCTCCTTTTATCGTTTCTTCTAATTTAATCATTACAGTAAATGTTGGATTTGTTCAATTACCATTTCCGGAGTAATTGATTTATGACACTCAAACTGTCTTTCGGTTCCTTTGTGTTCGGGACACCAATACCAGTCACCCTTGTCAAACTTAAACATTGGGTTATTCCAGCATCCGTTACAAACTTTATCGTTTGTAATTCGGGTGCAGTTGAGGGTAAATTCATGGTCAGATTCGGTAAAATTAGAAATCATAACAACATGCTTACCTAATCCCCAACTTAACCAGGAGAGTCCGCTAGATAGTCCAATTACAAACTCACTGTGATGAATTACGTTCATAGTGTTCTCCATAGAATCGTCCTCTAGATTAATAGCACCTTCTACCTTGTCACCGTCTTTTGAAATATTGATCACCTTGTAGTCTAAACCATTAAGGTATTTTACTAGTTCAGTCCACCCGTTGGGATTATTCCAGAGCTTGCACCCTGCAGTCGAGTTTGTTGCAACACAAACGTACTTCCCGTTGTAAGGTCTTTCTTTTGGGTCAAAATAAATATTGGATTGGATTTCTTTAAAATCTAACCCAAGTATATTGGTTATTGATTTTTGAAGAGGTACCGATGAAGGATACTCGGGTTCTTTCTCCTTATCATAAAACCATCCTATATTGAACATTGCGTGAATATTATGAACCACACCACCAGGAGGAACAAATGTTATGCTGGGATATGATTTTTCAAATAGGAAATTCTTAAAAGTGGAGACGATCAGTTCGCATTCGTTAATTTTTCTAAACTCCTCGCAGTAAGGCACCCACGAAATTGTATCTCCCAAAGACGATGAGTCGAATGCAATGTAAACCCGCTTACCCTTAAAATTAATTGTTTCCTGTGCAATCACGGTTGAGTTATAATGGATCTCATATCTTATCCCATTGTAATATCTTCTGTTTAATCTAGAATACATCCCACCCTTTAACGTTGTTTGGTAAAGCGGGGTATTATCTCTGTCAAAAATTTTAACTACGAACTCTTTATCGCTATCAGAGCTAAGGCTCAAATAGAATCCTTCAATGTGATTCCAATTGATGGAGACCTTTGGTAACGGTTCATCTCCAAAAGAAGTTATGTATTGATCTCTAAATTCCAAGCCCGATGGTGAGGACGTGTCATACTCAATATCGTTGATTTTTAAAATGTTCATAATTTATTGCCAATATTTGTAAATATTTTTATCGACTTCATAATTCATATTTTTAATCATTCTATTTGGTTGAGACATTGCCCAAATAAACAAATTTTCAATTAATTCATTAATATTTGTATTATCTGTAAATTTTAAATCTTGAATTGCCTTTGTGTGGTCGCAATAAGCGTGTTTAACCTCATGTCGTTCCTCCCCATATTCTATATTTGAATGATAGCCAAATTTAATACCTATATTTTGAACCCTAGTTGCAATTTCATTTATTGAATAATATTTTTCAGCACCGATATTATATGTTTGATTGTCAAATTTTAAAATTAAATTTTCAAAAACTTCCATGTAATATTTTACATCTGAAAATGCTCTTGTTTGTTCGCCATCACCATATATCAAAATAGGTTCACCATTTAATACTCTTCTAATAAAAATACCTATTACATTTCTATACCTATCCCAAATATTTTGATAAATTCCCAATACATTATGAGGTCTAATTATATTATATTTTAATCCAAATTGATTATTAGCGGATATTATATCTTGCTCCACTGAAAATTTTGCAATACCATATGGGTCAATTGGTGATGGTACCATGTTCTCATTAAATGGTGGTATTTGTTTCCCGTAAACTGCCATAGATGACGTAAACACTATTTTAATATCTCTTTGTATACAATGATTTATTAAATTAACTGAGGAAATTACATTGTTGGTATAATTGAATTTACGGATAAATGGGGATAGACCTTCAGCGGCATAAGCGGCAAAATGAAATACACAATCAATATTATGAGTATTAAAAATTTCATTTAAATCTGAAGTTTCTAGATTTAATTCGTAAAATTTAAAATTTTCATTAGTCGGTAGAAAATCTTCATATCCACCAAAAAAATTATCAATACCAATAACTTTATATCCTTTAGATAAAAGATATCTAGAAAAATTGGAACCAAGTAATCCCGCGCACCCTGTAATTAAAATTTTTTTCATTTATTTTTTGTTATTTTATAAAACTCTGGTGACCATCTGCATAAATCTTCGTTAAACGAAAGGTCTTTGAACGTTAAATTTAATTTATTAAAATTATTTCTGTCGTTATCCCCACTATCTACCCTACCTTTTTCTGGTGTGGTTGAAGATAAAAAATGTATCATTGGTGAATTTAAGATATATGCACCTTTAAAACCTGAGGAGTAAAGTTTTGAGTAAATGTAATCATCCCCAAAATAAAATATCAAATTATTAGGAATTTCGTTATAATTAGACTTTCTAAAAAATAAATCCCAGCCTTGCCTGTACGGGGTTTCCATAATAACATATTCTAAATTTTCGTCCCAGGATGAATAATTTTTATTATTTGTAACGTGGTTAACAAACCCAACTGATGGTTCTAAGTCCATAACAGAAATTGATGAAGATAAAAAATTTGGTGATAAACGAACATCATTATTAAGTAAACAAATAAACTCAGTATCGGATTCTTTAACAAAATCATTCCATACTTGATTTACTGGTTTATTATAACCAGTGTTATAAACACTTAAAACATTTATTTTACCATAAAATGAACCATTTAAATGATTATCAAATAACAAATTTAAATAATCCCAAGTACCTTCTTCAGTACTATTTTGGTCAATTATGGTTAGATTAAACGGAACATCCTGTAATAACAAATCCTCAACA